GGATAAACCATATAATCATCATCACCAAAATTATCTTTGAAATGTTTATTAACATATTTTCTAGCTTCAGTAATATATTTATTATCTTGTATTTTTAATTCTTTAGGTTGAACATATGTTTTATCAAATTTATTTCTATTTTCTTTATCAAATGACCATTGACCATACAAAGGTTTATTATTATCATTTGGATCTAATAATATATTTAATTTTCTTCTTTGAAATCTATAAAAGGAAGAATCATGATAAAAATTCTTTTGATTAGTTTCATTATTATAATAATCATCTAAATCATCTAAAGTTTCAATAAAAGATAAACTATTATACATTTTCATATCAAATTTGAATTTATTACATAATTTTTCTATTTTATCTAATAATGTATGTTCAACTGGATCAAAGAATTTTAATGTAGTTATATCTTTTTTTTTCATATCATTAAATATATCATTATAATCTAAATCATCAAAATTAATATATTTAATATTAGATTTAACTTTATTAGATAAGAAATCAAAATAATATTTCATAGAAGAACGATGTAAGATTAATTTTAATTTATGAAATTTAAATTTAGTGAAATAAATAGGTTCTTCAATTAAATAAATATATTTACAATTAATATCATCATATAATTTAATATTATCAAATAATTGAGTAGGAAATAATAAAACAAAATATTTATCAGACATTTATTATTATATTATATATAATCATATATTAGTTTTGATATATCATATCCTATATTTAATTTATTTATATTTTTATTATATAATTTTGATATAAATGATATTTTGAGATTATAATTTGATAATTCTTTTTCTAGATTTTTATATTTATTTATTATATTATTTCTATTATAATCTAAATATCTATTTAATTTTTTATTAAAATTCAATTCATTTTTATCTATATAATCTATATTTTCATCTAAAAAATTTAATATATTAATATTATTATAATTTATATTTTTAATAATAATATTTTTAATAATATTAATAAATGCAATATTAGATACAATATTAAAATTTATATTAAAAATAGGAGTATTTTTAATAGTTTTCATTATATTATATATGTTTGGTGTGAGTTTAATTTTATTATCATTTATACAATTTGTTAATAATTTATTAAATATATTACTATTTATTAGTTTTTCATTATTATTTATATAATCATCAAGTATATATATGATTGTATTATTATCTAAATCATTAAAATTAAAATCAATATTATTTATAAATATATATTTTAATATATATTGTAAAAATATATATTTATTATTATCATTAGTACTACTATGATTAAATTTAAGATATGTATAACAATATATATTACATATATTATCTTTTGTATAATTTATTGATGAACTGATATTTATATGATTTTTAATAGCATCATCTATATTAAATAAATATTTAAATAAAAAATCAAAATATTTATTATCATATTGATGAATATTAAATCTTGAATCTAATGTTAAATTATTTCTTTTATAATAATCTAATATTTTATTCAAATTTAAATCATTTTTTTTATAAAATTCTATTATTTTATTCACATTATTTATATCATAAAATTCATTTTTTATTATATAAATTATACATCCTTTATATCTTATATTTTTTAATATTCCATCTAATATTATATTATATTTATTATATAAATTAGATTTAAATGTATATGATAATAAATAATTTATAGAATCAATATTTAAACCTCTATTGATATTATAATCATTAAATATTTTATCAATATAATTTAATATATAATTTCTATATTTATCAATTTCAATATCATAATATTCTAATATTTCAATATTACTAAAGATTTTTAGATGTATATCTTTCTTAATTGATAATTGAATATTATTAAAATGTAATAAATTTACCCATAATTTAGGATATTTTTTCATCCATTCTTTATAACTTATTTGTTTTTCTTTATTATTTATATAATCCATTATATTACTTTTATAATAATATTTTATATTATCATTTATATATAATAATAATTTATCTTTCTCATCTTCTGTTTTAATATATTTTATTATATTTTTTAAATGATTTGTAATTTGTTCTTCTTCTAATGATTTAATATCATTTATATAATCATTAATGTTATATATATCTAAATTTAATAATTTATCATCTATTAAAATATTTCTATTAATTAGTTCTGTAAAATGATCTTTATTTAATAAATCTTTAGAATTATTAAATAAATCATAAATATCATCATTATTAGTAGTATTTTTAATTAAACTCATTATATTATAATAACTCATTGTTATATCTTGTAAATCAAATATCTATTTATCTCATATATTATAATCAAAATATTTTTGCAATTTTTTGTAATTATTATTTAATCTATTCTTATATAATATCAATCTATATTTTTATTATAAATATCTATATTATCATATTTAATTTTAATAAAATCTAATAATATAATTATATATTTATTTAATGAATCATATTAAATAAAATAAATTATTTATTTTCATTTTCTTTGATATTATTTGTATTTATTGTATTAGTTGTTTTTTTAATATTATCAAATCTGTTAGATGTATATTTAAAAAACTTATCATTTTTTAAATAAGTATTTATAAATTTAACTCTGTAATTATTATTATCCATTTTTATCATTATTATATATTTATATATTATTTAATTATAATTTTTTCAATTATTTTTAATTACAATGGTCTAGAATTAAAACCATTCGGTTCACTAATATCTGTATAACCTAATGATTGATGCCAAATGTATAACCTAATGATTGATGCTAAATGTATAACCTAATGATTGATGCCAAATGTATGATTTATGTAGATTATTATTATTATTAGTATTATAAGCAGAAATAGAATTATAAATAGATGACCAATATTTTTGGAATATAATAGAATTAAAATTATTCTTTAAAAAAGATTGAAAAATAAATAAATTGAATAATATATATATAACATTAATTTATAATTAATCATAATTAATGTTATATATATTATCTAATAATTTATTCAAATTAATTTTATTATTCTTAGATGAATAAGATAAATTTAATTTAATTATGACATCTAAATATTTGTATAATTAATTATAATATTATGATATTTAATAATAATTAAATGATAATTTTTTAAAATAATTAAAATTAAATATGAATATGGAAATAGATACATAATATATCATTAAAACTAATAAATTTTAGAAATTATTTTTTTTAAATAATAATATTATTACTAATCATAATTTATTTGAATTAAATGATAATATTATAGAATATGTCAATATATAAAATATCAAATAATTAATAAATTTTAATTTTAATGTTTAGTAAATAATTTATATTACTATAAATAATTCAAATTTAAATAATTTAATAAATTTATAATAATGTATTAATTTGAAATATTTTAATTGCTGTGATAATTAATTAATTAATTTAGATGGATTATAATATTGTATCAATTTATAATTTTTATAATGTTAGTTTAATTAATTAATTTCTATTCAACATATTAGTAATTGTTCTTAATTAATATTCTTAAATTGTTCCTATAATAAATTATAAAATTTATATGGATTATAATCTTGTATCTAATTAAATTATTTATATTGTTCTAGTAATTAATTATAAAACTTAAATGATTTATAATATTGTATTTAATTAAATTAATTAAATTGTTCTCGTAATTAATTAAATACTTTACATGGATTATAAAATTGTATTTAATTAAATTAAATTGATTGTTCTTATAATTATTTAGATAATTTAAATTATTTAAATTTATGTGTTAATTTAAATAATTTAATATGTTCTTATAATAATTTAGATAATTTAGATGATTTATTATCATGTGTTAAATTATAAATATTATATTGTTATAATAATAATATAATAAATATTGATGGATTATAAAATTGTATTTAATTAAAGTTTTTTGATTGTTAAAAAAATTAAATCAAATAATTAAATTAATTAAAATAGTGTATTAATCTATTTTTTATTAATTGTTCAAATAATTAAATATAAAATTTAAATGGTTTATAATCTTCTTAACTATTATAACATTTATATTGTCAATATAATAATTTATAAAATTTAGATGAATTAAAAGAATGTATAAATTTAAAAAATATTCATTGTTGTTATAATAATTTATAAAATATAGATGGTTTGTCTAATACTAATAATATTATTGATTTTTAATGTAAATATAATTAATTATATAATTTAAAAGGTCTTTAAAATAATATTAATTTAAAATAATTAAATTTCTCTAATAATTAGATATTAAATTTAAATGATTTGAAATTATGTTTAAATTATTAACATCTACATTATTAAAATTATAAAAAATTTGATAAATCTATTTGATCCATTTTATCATTTATTTTTTATTTATTCATCTTATAATTAAATTTTTATATCATCTTATAATATATCTTAAATTTATTGATTAGTTTAATAGACTCTTTTTATTAAATAATTATCATTATTTGTTAAATCTATATTTTATATATCATATAAATATTAGACAACTTTCATATTTTTATTTTCACATGCTAATAAAAATATTAAATTATCTCTGTATGATAAATCTATTTTTGGATTTAATTCATATAACCATTATACTAATTCTATATTACTATACATACATACTAATATGAAATTTTCATTATTATAATCTTCTATAAATTCATCCATATAAATATTTGTATAATTAGATCTATAAATAACATATGGAATTGTATTATTTATTTTCATTTAACTTATTCTATAATATAATATTTTACATGTTGATAAAAAATTAAATGAATCTTCATTTGGTATATAATTTATTATTTCATTTAATATATAATTGATTTTTTAATTTTAAATATTTTTTCTTATATTTTAAATATTTTTTTAAATAATCCATATAATATATATTGAAATATAGATTAAAAAAATTGAAAAAAATTTTATATTATCATATAATACAATATAATCATGACTATAGTTATATTATATTAAAAGCATTAACTATAGTTAAATTTATTATATTTATACACTTTTTTACGATTAACAAATAAATAATGGAGAATTCAAATCAATCATATCTAACTATACAACAACAAGTTGATAATTTAAATTTATTCATTCAAAATCATTTTCCAAATAATGAAAGACAAATATCAATACCTCTACAAGAACAAAATATTATACATCGAGAAAATTTAATATCTAATCAAAGACAAATTGCTATACCTCTACAAGAACAAAATATTATACATCGAGAAAATTTAATATCTAATCAAAGACAAATAACAATATCTTATATGCAGGTTGAAGTACCAAATGAAAGACAAATTACTATACCTTTACAAAGACCTATTAATATAGAAAAAAATTTAATTGAATTAGAATCTAAACCTACTGAATATTTAAAATATTTAAATGATAATATTAATCAAAAAATTATTAATGATTTTAATGAAATACAAGATACTATTTCATTAGAATTTTATTCATATATATCACAAAATAAATATTATAATGATAATAGAATCTATAATTATTTATCTAATAAAAATATTCATGATTCTTATAAAGAATGGTATATATTATATCCTAATATTTGGTCTTTATTATCTAATACTATTTTTTATAATAATAAATTAAATAAATTAACTAGATTATCTAATTTAATACATTTTGATATTGAATATAATATAAATTTATTAGATGATTATAATGAAATGATTACTTATCTATTAAATAATATTGGATTATTTTTAAGAGAAAATGAAATTGATAAAACAAAAATATTTATAAATATGTTATGTTTATATATCGAAGAATCTTTTAAAAGAAAAACTGATCATTATATATCTATTTTAAATCAAGCATTAGACAAAGTATTAATATTATTATATGGTAATAATTTTAAAACTATTATATTATATTGTCTATATAATGGATATTATAATAATGATTTAAAAATAAGAATAAATAATCTATTTCAATCATGTAAATATATTACATTAAATAAAATAAATTATTTATCATTTGATGACATAATTAAAAAATATGATTATAAAATGGATATTAAAGAAATATATTATATAAAAAAAACATCATTAATAGAAATTAGAGATAATATAGAAATAGATATAAATAAGGAAATTAAATTTTATGATTTAATGTTCTCAAATTATTTTGATATTACTAATTTATTTAATTATATATTAAATAGACATGATATTAATGAAAATAAAATAGATTCAAATGCAATATATTATGGTATAAGTAAGATGTATGAATTTGGTTATGATAATATGATAGAAAAAATAAATAAATCAACAATGTGTATATATTTGAATAAAGTTGATTTTAATAATTTAAATACTTATGATTTAGATTTTATTGAGAATTTATTAAAAAATAAATATTTTGATTTTGATTTAATACATAAATTATGTCAATATTTTAATTATTTTAAACAATATGATATTCATAATATTGAATATATTATCAATTTAAAAAATCTTATATTAGAATATCTTGAATATTATTATCATAAAATTATTGATATATATAATTATAAATTTGATGATAATACATATAGTTCTATTAATTTTCAATATGATAATCTATGTATTAATAAATATAAAACTATTTTCATCTTGTTTTTAAATAAATATTATAATGATATATTTTCAGATAATAAATATGTAAATATAAGATATCATGTTCACAATAATAGTAATTATTTGAAAAAAATAAAAGAAATATATCCAAATGAATTATCAAATATAATATTTGAATATTACTCTGAATAAATAAAATTTGTGTATTAGTGTTATTTGTTTTATAATATGTGTTTATGATTTAATTTGATACCATCTTTATATTTTTATTAGTTGTTATTTAATAAAATATATAATTATATATATAATTATGGATAAATTAGAAAATAAATATTATTCATTATTTATGAAGTTAGATAAACTTAATAACACAGAAGATATTGAGTCCTCACATATACTACAAGATAAATTATATAGAAAATTTATAAAAGATATATGTAATGATAAATTATCTTCATTAGAAGATATTCAAAAAATTGCTGATTATATGAATAAATATGTAGTTAAATATGATAAAGAAAAAAATAGATGGTATGCATAATTTATATTTTAAATTATAATAAATCATATTTATAATAGATATATAAAATGAATTTAACAAATTATGATTATTTATTTGATCTAATAAATACTAATAAATATAGATTTATATATGATAAAACAATAAATGATATCTATTATATGATTAATTCTAATAAAATTATTGAAAATAAAGAAAAAATAATTTATTTTCATGTTAAAAATATTAAACAAATTTAGATTATTATTTTATATTTAAATTATAATAATCTAAATTATTTCTTCCAAACATAACCATAAAATGGAATTATATCTAAACTATCATCCAGTTTATAATTTCTATATTTCTTCTCTAATATATTTATATCTTCTAATAATATAAATGGTAATGTAAATGGTTGACAAAACATTATATTTAATAAACATTTAGCTATTTGTGTTGTTATAGTGTGATCTTGATCTATGTATTTTCTTTCATTAAAATCATAATATCTATATAATGTTTTTTTATGATATACATAATTTCTTACTATACCATAACATGAACCTACTAACATTAATTTTG